TGCTGCGATAGACATGAGCAGTTCCAAAGTTTCCCTCCACTTGCAGCCCACGGGCCACTTGCTTCATAAATCCTAATACTTTTGACATCTCACGATTGTTTTTTGATTAATTCGACAATAAAGATACGAGTATTCCCTGAAAAAGAATACCTCATACGAACAAAACGGAATGCAAAGATGTTTTAGAAACAGCTATTACGACGAAAAGCCCGGACTTTCGCAAGCACGGGCTTTTTGTATTCTCAAGACATCCCCCTTTCATAGGGGAAATCATGACCGGCTAATTGTGACCGGTATAATAAGGGAGATGCATTAAGAGTTAGCAAAAGGGATGTCAGTGGGAAATTATTAGGAAGACATCCCTTTTCTTAAGAAGCACAGCATAGAAGGATTGACTTTCACAAGCGAATGGCTTCGTACTGGTGCTTCTCGGCGTTTTCTTCACCACAAGGGCGAAGAAGGGTTTATCTTGTTGATTTCAAAGATATCTCCCGGTCTTTCAGAAAATGAATCCGGGAATCACGAGAGATATCGTCTGATACATCAAAGGCTTATTACCATGCAGGAACTGTAACTGTTACAGTTTTAGCCTCCATAGCACCCCAAGGAGATTTAGGAGTAACTATTACTTTTACTTCCATTGGTTTTGCACTTACAGACCAATTGGCTGCCGTTGTTGTTAATTTGAGCACGCCTTTAGCAATAGTAGGTTCAAAGAAGCCATTATTAGCACCTTCTTCCATTACATATTCTACATCGAAACCATATATAGTCATAGGATCATTGCTGTCGTAAATATTCTCAGCAGCTTCCGGCCATATTTTGTTTTCAGCAGCAGTAGCATCCTTCCAAACAAGAGCAGTTTTCAAATCAAGACCTGCTTTTCTCTTTTCTACTGAAGTTACATCATAAGTAAGCTTACCTTGATCTTCCGGTTCGGCTGCGCTATATGCAAATGTTCCGTTCAGTTTATCAGCAGGAATTGTCACTGCAATTTCTTTAGAGAATACTTCATGTTCACCGCACTTTCCTGTCAGTGTTACTTTAATAGGATCACCTTCGTAAGAATTAGTTACAGTTACATCACCACTTTCAGTTACAGTGACACCTGTAATAGTACTTTCACCTTCAGCAAGAACAGGAGCAAACTTTAAAGTAGCACCGGAACCTAAGCCAGCAAAACTGCTCGCAACAGCTACATAGTTAGAATAAAGCTCTTTCAGGTTTCTAGTTGCTGTTACAGCTGTATAATTACTTTCCTGAGTGCCTGCACCTGTAAATGTACGACCCAGTACTGCTTTACTTCCGTCCCAAGTCTGAGCATTATCTATTAGTTTGAAAGCTGCATTATTTGCATCAGGATAGCTTATCGTTACACCTTTCACTGTTACATTAATGCTCTTGTTACCGTCTTGACTAGTAATTCTAGTAGTGATATCAGTAGCTTCGCATACTGTGCTTGCAGGAACTTTCAAGACAAGATCACCGCTAGATTTGTCCAACTTAATTGTCTGAGTTTCCGGAACTGCTGTAAATGTACAATTGCTGAAATTATCAACGCCCAATGCTTCCTTTATCTTAGCTACGGCAGCTACGGTAGCACTTTCTGCGGTTTCGTCGAGTGTATACTCTTTCGCGCTACCATTCCACAGAAGAGGTAATTGCGCAGCAGCAAGTACAACTTCTTGTGCTTCACCTTCAGTAATCAATGTAACATCTCCATAATTATCGGTATATTTTTTCGGTGTTGCAGAAGAAGCACCCAGACTCGTTACTGATATTTCATACGATACTTTCGCCTTATTACCTACTACTGCTGCTTCTTTTGCAGACAACACGCCTGCTTCAGACAATTCAAAATTAGCGGCATTAGTACCTCCCAGAGTTAACTCCATAGGGAACTTATCTGCAGAAATTCCATATTGACTTAGCTTCGTTCTTGTGTCGGCTTCGCCTTCAACATCTCCATTATTATCTACTGATGAATAAACTGTCAAAGTATAGTCACCACCCGTTTTATAGTCGATAGTGTTTCCTTTAACTAATGTTGCCGGTTTTTCTTTCGGAGTCCACTCTACCTTGTTAATATACAGAACATTCTTCACAGCAACGAAATAGTTTGAAGAAATATCATTCAAAGTCTTCGCCTCACCTTCAACCTTATCCGTCAGTGTCAAAGCGATTGCATAGCTAGCTGCTGCCTTACTAGCATCTAAAGTCACCTCAATCAGATTGGCTTCGTCTTCTACAGCTTCAATCTTTGTAATATTGAACAATTCACCTGTAGCACGTGTTTTCACCGTCTGATAATCTACTGCAACATTATATTTAGCAGTTGCCTGTCCAAAATTATCAATCAGTTCCTTCGCTGCACTACTCGGGGATACACGGAATCTCACTTTCACATCGCCACCGCTAATCATCGGTTCCCAATCGGCTGCATTGCCGTTAGAACCAAACTTAGCATAGAACGTACTAAGCTGAACCAGTCCGTCTGCATATTCCGGTACGTATACGATACTTTGGATCATGCCTTTCAGTGCTGTAATTTCTGCTTCCAATTTTGCTTTCAACTTACCTAATGTAGACTCTACATTTATTAATTCAGCGTCAATGATGCCTTGTACAGCCTCCCCAAAAGTCTTATCTTCAGGAATTTGGAGTGCAGTCAAAGCATTTTTTGCAGCTACAATCTCATCGATAAGTGCTGCATAGTCTTTAGACTGACCTTCCTCAGTACCTACGTGTGCATTGATAGCTCTCAACAGTTCATCCAAACTGTCCAGTTGTTTTTTGATAACACCGCCTTCTTTAAAGATTTCATTGTAGATTTTATCTACAAATCCCGTCAAATCCTTTACACCGGTTATTCCGAGGCCTTCAATGTGCTCATTCAGTGCTTTACCATTTGATGCAACACCGGCTTGTACAGTTGTGATTACATATTGGGCAATAGCTCCCTTGTTTTCACCTTTATCGTTCAGTGCATTTATAATGCTCTGATTGATGAATTTATCGAAGCTAGTGTTTTCGAAGCCGCTCAAATCTTCCGGATTAGCAATAAACTTATTTTCTGCATCAATCAAAGCCTGAAGAGTCGTCTTCATTCCCTTCAAAGCCTCAATATCTCTATTAATGGCATCAACTGTTGCCTGACTGGCTTTACCATTTATTAATTCAGTAAGTTCAGTCTTAGCTGCTGCCAAGGCATCAGCTACGGTTTTATCACCAGCTGCCAGCTTACCTTCCAATTCTTTAATTTTGGCTTCCAAATCAGTGGCAGTAACTTTGCCGTCAACCAGATCCTGCAAGTCTTTAACCTTCTTTTCCAAAGCTTTCGTTGCCGCATCAACAGCAGCTTTCATGTCTTCCGTGCTCACAGGATTAGTCGATTTAATATTATCGACCTGTTCCTGCAAGCCTTTAATGTCGTCATCATAATCCTTACAACTTGTGACTGTTGTAGTGACTGCAAGCGTCAATGCCCCGAAAAGCATTACCCTAACAAAATTTTTCTTCATAACTACTTAAAAATTACATTAATAATATATTATTAAACACTAAGTTTCAATAATAGACGGCCCGTTACTTCGTAGGTAACGGAGAAACCTTTGTTCCTGCTCTCTGAGAGTAGTCGATACTGAAAAATGATACGATAAGTGATGAAAGTTCTTTACCCCTGCTTCTGACGAGCGGCAGAGGGGAGGGAAACCTTTTGCAATATTTAGAAGTTAACAAAGCCCTAATACAAAGAATCCACGTGTTTTATCTGTCCTAGTTCCGCTTTTGAGTAGTTTATTGGAAAAAATGTTTGATTTCGTTTGGTTGTTTTAAGAAATATGCTCATATTTGCACCGATATTCAAACCCGTTACCTACGAAGTAACAGACTTATAATCAAACGCTTACACCTATCACAGAGCGTTTTACAAAATCGAGAACCTGTTTATTTGCTTCATCAATTTTCTTACTCCGGAAAGGTTTGAGATACGTCTCGGTCACTGTAATGGACGAATGTCCCATAGCTTCGGAGATAATGCCCGGGTGAATTTCGCAATAATAAGCCGTTGTAGCCCAGGTATGGCGCGCGGTATAAGTAATATTTAGAAATGCAGTAAAAAACGGAATGGCGAGTATAAAACGTAAAACGTTTATAATTAAGCACTTTACGAGAATTGCAGAATAGGCTGGCCTGCAAAAGAAAACAAAATATTGCAGCGTTTCAGTTACCAGGCTGTTAGCCGCCTGTTTCTGAAACGACGACAGGTAACCGATTTTTATCGATAAGAACAAAGCGGATTTGTATTCACTGTTCATCAATATTTTGCATGCCAAAGGGCGCTTTTCAAAGGAGTATTTTTACAACCTAAAAAAGAGCGTTATGAAAGTGGAAAAATTTAAGGTACTGCTCTACCTGAAAAAGAGCGAGCCGGACAAGAACGGCAAAGCCCCGATCATGGGACGGATCACCCTCAACCGCACGATGGCGCAGTTCAGCTGCAAGCTATCCTGTACCCCTGAGCTATGGAACGCACGTGAGAGTCGGCTGAACGGCAAAAGCCGGAAAGCGGTGGAAACCAATGAAAAAATAGAGAGGCTACTGCTTGCCGTACACTCGGCCTTCAATTCCCTCATGGAAAGGAAAAAGGACTTCGATGCCGCCGCGGTCAGGGACATGTTTCAGGGTAATGCGGGCATACAGATGACCCTGCTCAAGCTTCTCGACCGACACAATGGGGAAATGAAGGCCCGTGTTGGCGTAGACCGTGCGCCCACCACACTCTCGACCTACCTCTTCACCTACCGCACGCTTTCCGAATTCATCAAGGCGAAGTTCAAGGTCTCGGACCTGGCATTCGGGCAACTCAACGAGCAGTTCATCCGCGACTATCAGGATTTCATCCTCATGGAAAAAGGACATGCCGTGGACACGCTTCGCGGCTACCTGGCCATCCTGAAAAAGATCTGCCGTATCGCCTACAAGGAGGGACATTCGGAGAAATACCATTTCTGCCACTTCAAACTACCCAAACAGAAGGAAAGTACACCGAAAGCACTCAGCCGGGAGAATTTCGAGAAACTGCGTGATCTGGAGATTCCAGAGAAACGCAGGTCGCATGTCATCACCCGGGACCTCTTCCTCTTCGCCTGCTACACCGGCACAGCCTATGCTGATGTGGTAAGTATCACTCGGGAGAACCTCTTCACGGATGAAGAAAACAATCTCTGGCTGAAGTACCGGAGGAAGAAGACCAACTACCTCGGGCGCGTCAAGCTGCTGCCGGAAGCCCTCGTGCTGATCGAAAAGTACCGTGATGATGCCCGCATGACCCTCTTTCCACCGCAGGACTACCATACGCTCAGGGCCAATATGAAATCCCTGCGCCTGATGGCAGGACTCAGCCAGGACCTTGTCTACCATACAGCAAGGCATTCCTTCGCTTCTCTGATCACACTCGAGGAGGGAGTGCCGATCGAGACCATCAGCAAGATGCTGGGACACTCCAACATAAAGACCACCCAAATCTACGCCCGTGTAACCCCGAAGAGACTGTTCGAAGACATGGACAGGTTCATTGAGGCGACACGTGATCTCAAACTAATTCTTTAATCCTAAAAACGTCATTACCATGCGCAGTACATTCAGACTCATGTTCTACATCAACCGTAACAAGGTGAAATCGGACGGAACGACAGCCATCCTCTGCCGGATCAGCATCGACGGCAGGAAGTCAGCTGTCACGACAGGCATCTATTGCAAGCCCAGTGACTGGGACAGTAACAAAGGAGAAATCAGGATGAACAAAGAAAACAACCGCCTTACCGCTTTCCGCAGCCGACTGGAAGAGGCATACGGGAACCTGCTGAAGAACCAGGGAGTGGTCACGGCGGAATTACTCAAAGCTACCGTATCAAATACCGTTTCCATTCCGGAATTCCTGCTGCAGACCGGAGAGGCAGAACGGGAACGGCTTAGAATCCGTTCAGTCGAGATTAACTCCACCTCAACTTATCGCCAGTCAAAGACAACCCAGCTCAATCTGAGGCAGTTCATCGAATCCAGGGGGATGAGGGACATCGCCTTTTCAGACATCACCGAGGAGTTCGCCGAATCCTTCAAAATCTTTCTCAAGAAAGAGCTGGGACATGGGAACGGACATGTGAACCACTGCCTGTGCTGGCTTAACAGGCTCATCTATATCGCTGTGGACCGGGAAGTATTGAGAGCCAATCCGATAGAGGACGTGGCATACGAGAAGAAGGACAGTCCGAAATTGAAGCACATCGGGCGCAATGAGTTGAAACTGATAATGGAGACCCCGATGCCCGACCCGATGATGGAGCTGGCACGCAGGACATTCATATTCTCCTCTTTCACAGGGCTTGCCTATGTGGATACGCGCAGACTCCATCCACGCCACATTGAAAAGAGTTCCCTAGGAAGAAGATACATCCGCATCCGCCGGGCTAAGACGGGCGCAGAAGCATTTATCCCGTTACACCCGGTAGCCGAACAAATACTAGAACTTTACAACACCACGGATAACGAGAAGCCGGTCTTTCCGTTACCGGTCCGGGATATCCTCTGGTACGAGGTCCACGGGCTGGGTGTAGCACTGGGGATGAAGGAAAATTTATCCTATCATATGGCTAGGCATTCGTTCGGAACTCTAATGATGACCTCCGGTATTCCGATAGAAAGCATCGCCAAGATGATGGGACACACAAACATCAATAGCACGCAGGTATATGCGCAAGTCACTGACCAGAAAATATCCTCGGACATGGATTGGCTCATGAAAAGAAGAAAGCGGAAGGATACGGACTGGGTTAAGAGCTAAAAATGTCCAGATAAAAAATGGGATGAGTGTCGGAATCCTTGACAGTCCCAACACTCATCCCATTAAAGCCTAAAAAGGGCAATATTATATCAGCGCCCTGTGATAGTTACCTTCCAATAATTTTTCAATGTCCGACGTTTTATACAGCACCTTTCCACCCAGTTGGACATAGGGGAGCCGACCCTGGTCACGATAATCCTGCAGACATCTGCGACTGATTTTCAACAGCCCGGACAACTCCCTGTCAGTCAGGAACCGTTCACCGTTAAAAGGCGGGCGGTTACCCTCCATTAGCTGATCCATTTTTACCTGAATATTCTCCAGCAGAATAAAGAAACGCAGGATACTCTCACTCTCCTTACCGATAATTCCTTCCATTTCTTGCTTTTTTAAAAGTTATTGCTTTTTCTTCTGTCTCTCACCGCCTTCTCCTTGCGCCTCATACCGACATAAGTCATCAGCCTCTCCACATCTTCCGGTTTGTAATAAAATTTACGCTGAACCTGGGTGAACGCCAACCGTCCGGTATCACGAAGGGTCTGCAGGGTACGGGAAGAAATGTCAAGGCGCAGGCAGACATCCTGACCGTCCAGTCACTCACCAACCCCTTTATTCGCATTTTTCTCATACAGCCTGTCCACGCGTGTCGATAGACTTTCGACACATCCCAGCATCCTGTCAAAGATACCGGCTTCAATGTAATATATTTCCATATGATCGATTTTAAATATTCGTTGATGCGAATGTAAGAGAAAAAACGATACCTGCCAAACTGGACCGGACTGATGGCAGGAATAGTCATGGATAGTCAGCAATTGTCAGGAGATGAAAAGATATTTATAAAGGGGTATCTGAATCCGCTATACCCATCCGAAGAATGTGTCACTCATGAGCCCGTTGTGTTCTATATAAGGGAAAAAAATCCTGCCAAACGGGCATTTCCCAACCCATAGGCGGACTACCTGAGTACGTAAAGGATATGAGCAATACCTAGAGCATTCGGTTCTCCCGTTTTTATTTGGCGATGAATGAGGGAGAATCACGTTTCTTCGGCAATCAGGGATATTTTCCATTGTACTATCGGATGCTTCACAACTCGTGAGAGAATAGAAGTCTCAATTCATAGATTTTCTTTGCGAAACTTGTTTTCTGTTAAAAGCAAAATATATTCCAGAATATACAACTTTCATTCAGGAATATATTTTGAGGTATATTTATCCATAAGATAATGTACGCCTTTACCCATTTTTCCTCGTATATCAAAGAAGCCTTCACCCAGTAGGCCTATCCACTTCTTAAAAAATGGCAGTACAAAATCTATACCTTTTGATACATGCCTGACTTACTATATAATGGCAGGTGATGCAGAAGTATACTTTCATTCGTTTAGTCCATCAGTTCAAAATAATTAAGTAGTTCCTTCATATTGCCGACAAAATACAGCCAGTCGATACAATAAACTTTATTGCACTCAAAAACGATCGGATATTCGTATTTGCCGACAACTGTACTACCCCTTCTTGGTACTGAGACATATATGTATTTAACGGAAGCAAAATTCAATCGTTTGAGATAGTATACCTGTATATTACTATTTATTTTAGAAACTAATATTGGATATTTAAGTCGACATCAAAACGTCTTAAAATATAAATGTTAGTCTTACGTTAGATAATATTAAGCATCTCAATAATAAATATCTGATTATAAGATGTGTATAAATGTTTTTGTTAGATTTTATATTTTCTTCCATAACTATAAAACATCGATTTAGTCTTATCTTTGTAGTATGATATTATTAATTTTATCATGAAAAAAGTTTTTGCATTATAAAGAAATTCAACGTCTTTTCCCAGAATTATACTGTATGTTTTATAACCATGCCAATAAGACAGAAAAGATAACGGTCAAAATAAGCCCTCAAAACAAAAAGTTTGTTGTTTAATTGTCTTATAATGCTGGAAATAAGTTTGTAAACTCTACAAAAGACCTTGAAGATTGTATCAGATGTTGAGGTTTCAACAATATTAAATATTACTTTTATTTATAGTAACTAATTTGCATTAATATGAGAAAGGTATTTATTCTTTTGTTTATTTCT